AAATATATATATAATATAATAATAAATAATTAGTCAACAACACGGGCAACATTTCCAATAGATCCATAAGAATCCAAACGGAAATCTTTACCAGCGTATCGATAAACATTAATGTATACAGTATTTGCTACGACTTCAGTTGCACGAAGAGAATTTTGAACTCTCAAAGCAATACAGCCATTGAAACAACTTTTCTCATTATAAGGAGATGGTCCAACGACGTTTGTTGATGCATTCTGTGAAATCGGTCGATAATCATATTTCGATAGATACGGTACGGCTACAGCACATATACCTAGTCCTTCAGTGATGTCAAATGAAGTGAAGTACTGTTGAGTAGCTAAGGCTAATGATGAAGGAACGTTTGCTTTATCAATATTTGGGTGATATGTTATTGTTAAACGTCCATTATGCATGCGTGAGCATACAACGTCAAAAATATATACTATTGAGCCTTTCCAATAGTTAAAATATTTTGCAAATAAGTCCATAGGTGGAGGATTACTTGGAATGAAGCTAGACAAAGGGCCTACATTATCGACCCACAAGATAGTACCTGATGGATTTGAGGTAGAATACGAGATGTTATTTTCAACTAATGTCTTAACTTCAGTCATTAGGCGATAGATATCAGTTTCATTTTCCTTGACTCCATAAGCTTCGCGATCTGTTAAGTTCAAACCATTATGGTTTGTAACTCCAAGTTTCTCTACATATTGCATCTGATTTGTTGCTAGTGTATAACCCATACGACGCAAAGCCATTTTTTGTGGTTGATAACAAATAGCTGGCGCGTCTAATAGATTAGCCAAGGAATCGGCGGCTTTAGCAACGGGTATTAAATTGTCAAGTGCGCCATCAATAAATTCCATTATTCCGGATTGTTTATGAGCACGCACGACGACGGCTTTTCTTTTGGTTGGGACAGACATAGGAATGGTACCTGTAAAAACTCCTGCTGAAAAATCATCACCTAATGAGTTATATACTTCAAGATAGACGTTTAGTTCCTCATTTGAATAATTCCAAATTTCAACAGTAATATTAGTGTTATAAACGCCAAAACCTTTATCATATGATTCTGCTGCTCTATCATCCGTTGTAACCGTGAAAGTCGAAGCAATATGTGGAGTTGAAAATTCAGCTGGATGTTCTTCATCAAAAATATGATGCCCCATCGTAAATTGGTTGTTCAATTCATACGTTGATGGCAATATTTCATCAGTTACTCCGCCTTCCGTGAGATAAACACGTCCTGTCCAGCGGTTATTTTCCGTTTGTGATGTACGGTCTGTTGTTATTCCATTTATTTTCCAATTTACGCTTCCACGCATAAGTTTATACATGCGGAGGAGTGGAGCCATTCCCAAAATTGTATCTTGTACAGATATGGTTGTTGCAACTTTTCCAGGCGTTGAACCGTCTGCTTTGGGAACCAAGAGAACTCCAACTTCTTGAAGAAAATATCTTTTTGCCAATTCTATTAGGTTAACAGGATGGTCAGCAAATTGTGGTGTTATACCATCACCTACCGTACCAACTCCTGCACACAACATCGTTGTTGGTATATCACTTACTTTGTCATTAATAGTAAACGGCTGCTTTGTTCCGGCTATTTCTGTGTCTCGACCGTAACTTGATTCAGGTATTGAGCGTACGACAATAGCATCTTTGTCAAATTTCTTTGAAACATAAGTTGCCTGTTCTACATACTCGGGAACTTTGAATTCTGAATCTTCAATGGCGGCAAAAACGGTAACAACAACATTGTTTAAATTAGATGTTCCCGTTTTAAGTGGTGTTAAAACACAAATAGCAAATTGTCCAAGACCATCTTCTGGAGCTTCCAACCATGATAAGAAATGTCTAAAAGGTATGCGGTATTCAATAGATTGATTATCCGCAACACTCATTGTCACTCCGTTTAGTTGAATAAGCTGAAGATAGGTATTTGAAGGAAGTGGGCTTGTGACTGGTGGTGTAGCATTTGATGTTAAATTATACATATTTGGAACGAATCCCAAAACAATACGACCTTGATAATACGAACCACCAGCAAGAGTAACTTTAATTACTACGGTACCACCCCAAAATCCAGTTACATCAAAAGGTAACTTTAACGCTGGAGTTACTAAGATTCCATTCGGGATATCGAGTTGAAGAAGAATTTCTCCATATGTTCGAGTAATATCCCATTGCAGGCTTGTAATCATGGTAAATTTTCTCTCAAGCGTTTCTAGCGTCCAGTCAATGTCATTCATGTGCATTTGCGCACGTCTTGTTCCTCGCTTTACCATTGTTTCTCCAGTCTTAGGTGCCATCTTTATATCTTCTTGGGCACTGTCAATAGTTGTTCCCAAATTTTCAGTTGTCGAACGACTCTGATCTGAATGATCTACGTCTGGTGTAGCTTCGATCATCTTACTTGTGACTGACACTTCCATTTTTGGATCTGGATGTTTTGCATCTATATTTAACATATTTTGATCCTTTCCACTTTGGAGTTCAGCTTTTGTTTCAACTGGTTCAGAAATATGCTCTTTATTTTCTTCTGATATTTTCCATCTTTTAAAATCATCAGCCATTTCACGAATTTGATTCGAGATTGCCTCGACAGTTTTTGTAGGCCGAGAATCTAGATATTGAACTCCTTCTGAGAAGGTTTGCATGATATGTCCAAACGTGATAGCTGCTTTCTCAGTTGTAATAGCAGCCTCGAATTTTCGGAATATTAATTGCATGTGCGAATCTAAAGCTTGAGCAATTTTTTGAACTCCATTATACGAATAGTAATCGTTCTCGATAGTAAGAATAGATGTTCTTAAAATTTCTTCTGCAATCTCAGTAACATCAACCATGTGTTCAATCTGCGAATATTTACTAAATCGAAAAGCGTTTGGCTGGATAGTCAATGTTTTTCTCAAGTTATTAAAGGCCAGTAAATCATCTCTTTTCGTCCATAGTCGATAGTGTTTTGCGTAATTGGAAATTATTTCAACTTCCTTATCTGCTGAACGATAGTGATCCAAGTAAAAGTACTTTAGATAAATTGGTTGCATTTCTGCGTCTCCAAAGGGATCAAGCACTAATAGACCTGATTCTGTTCGTTTCAAGTCATGTTTCAGTGCAAGCCGATGAGTAAAGTCTTCTATAGCTTTAAGTCTCTCTAAAAAGTTTGTTTTTCCTGATTCTAATTCAATTGTTTCATATTTCATTTCTGATTGTGTGAATATCGCTTGTGAGCTTTTGCCACCAATAATTATGTTCTTTGGTTTTGCGTTCAACGCGTATTCTTCCTGCTGTTCTTTCTCTGTAGCGTAATCAGCGTGTGCGCCTGGGAAGTAAAAATATTCGTTCCATATTGATACAAGTTCTTTGTATGTATACAATACCAGAGCTGGTTCTCGATCTAACAATTTCTGACGAACAGAATTGAAGAGAGTTGGGCCATAAAAATAGAATCCTCTCAAAGCCGCATTGCAATTGTCAGCAGTAGCTTTGATAATATCTTTATTATAGGCATTTAATCGTACCCAATTTGTCATTTCTGACAAAGATGTTAATTCGGCTTGGGGTACCCAAAAGCCGTACATTTTTTCTGTGAAATTTTTCAAGAATGAAAGTTTCGTTATGTGTTTGTATTTTTCTTCAACATTAGTATTCTTATCTGCCATTGTAAAAACCATTCCATGAGAATTGATCCAAGCACCGTAACTAACAGCATTAAAAATTTCAATAATTTTATTAGCCACAAGTTGTACAGTATCATCACCTCCTCTTTTGCCTCGATTGAATTGCTTATAAGCTTTTATGGTTGCTAAGAGCGGAGAATGCTTGCGCATTATAAACAGATATGCCGCTCGATGGAGAATCTCATTTATGATACAGTTAATATCATAAGTGTTAAATTGTCCTGATGTTACTGATCCGTGTATTCTCATAATGAAATCACGCCAAATAATATTAGGCGCACAGACAAACTCAAGAAATGCGCGTATTTCCTTCGGTTTCATAAGATGACGAACCGAATCAATTTCTATGATCACTGCATAATAAATAAGTATACGGGCTAAGGATCTATCCCAAAATTTATAATCCCCATCAAAACCGTTCACTCCAACTTCAATAAGATATTCAATAAGTTCATGCCAGTCTAAAGATATTCTGTCTAGACCAACTGCAGAAAAAGTGCGTTTTGAACCATTATAATATGCCATCAAATGAGTATAAAGATATTTTCGCAAAAGCATAAGATGTACAATACTAGCATTTGCAAAAAGTCTTGATTTAGGATCATCATAAATTTTTGACTTTTTGAGCCGCTCATCTTTAATGGTGACAATAAAAGGAAGAAATGGTACGACACCATTTTTCATTTTCTCTGCCGCTTCCGTAAAATCTGTTGCTAGACGTTTCTTTGGATACAAGACGTCATCCACTTCATCAATTAAATCTGTTTTCTTCAAACCTTCTTGAGTATATGGATAACCACAGGAAGTATTCATAGGAATTCTAGTTGAACCACGATATTGCGGTAGTCCATTTAAAACTTCATGATCGGTTAATATTTTTGGCCGAACAATATTTTTATTTTTATATTGACGGTCTTCTTCTATAAGAGACTGTACGGCTTCTTCCAGTTCTTTCGCTTCGAAAGCTCCCATTTGTGCGTAGCCAGCAAATAATTTCTTTTCAAATTCTTTTTGATCTTTAATAGGACTTCGCGGGTCTTTTGCACTTAAAAGTGATGGTTCAGTCAAGGGTTCATGAAGTGCACCATGAACAGCCGATGGTTGAAGATCGGTTTTAAAATTCTGAAAAACTGGTGTTTTTATTTTCCCCACAACTTCAATATTCGAAAAAGTTGGAAGAAACTCGGCACGATCTTCTACAACAACTGAAGCTTGTTCAATGTCGACTGCCTGAGTCATAAGTTGTTCAAGACCCTGACGGGTAACATAAGCAAACAAGGATCCACCATCTTCTTCAGCTCTTTGCGCGATGTGGACGCCTAAAATGCATTCAGTTGTCAATGCATCTGTTCGATAAACAGGTGATCCACAAGAACCATTTCTTCCGACATAATCTGCACGTGCAGTAAGGTGATAATAAACATCGCTTCCTTTGTAGCGTAATGAATAAGTATTGTCATGAAGCACACGACCTGAGCTAATTTCAATTATTTCATTTTGTATCTTATGGGGAGAGTCTGGATTCTTAACTAAGTCAATACGAGCTACTGGCCAGTTTAAGGCAGATTGTTCACCACTCCAGAAAAACTTGGTAATATTCTTTTCTGAATTAAATTGTTTTGAATCAAGTTCATACAATGCGAGATCTTCACGCACTGTTCTACCAAGATGATCCGGTGGATTTGGGAAGAATTTGATTCGGGCTTTCTCAAATAGGATCGTTCGAGTTGTTGACCATCCGTTTTTGCGTATATAAATTACTGTATCATTGGGAATAAGAGCCAAGCCATTTTCAAACTGCTGAAAGAAATGATTAACTGTTAATACATGAGTACCACCAACGAACATTCCATTTACAGTAACGCCATCAGCGCGAACGAGTGTACAAATTGACTTTTTGATAGATGGTAAAGCGTCATCAACAACACGCGAAGCTTGAGGAACACTAGCTGAAACAGCAGGTTTCAAGGATTTGGGTGTTTTCGTTGTTCCTGATTCACTCACATCCCCAAAATACTTATATGTAGCATAAGTTATACCCACAGCGATTGCGGTTTTCAAAAACAATCTAACTATAGTTTTAACAATATCAGTTCCTAGTTCAAACCATTCTATTTCTTTATAATTCTGACCATGTTCTTTACATATTTGATAGAATTGGTTTTCAAATTGCATTAAAGCTGCAAAAAGAAAAACAGGTCCAGTACCATGTAAAATAAGTTTTGACATAGCTTTCAAATACAAAACACATGCGCCAGCAGCGCCTGTAAATAGTCCTTCTTCTTCATCATTTGTTGTCATTTCTTTTTTAGGTTCAGTCTTTGAAAGTTTCTTATATTCAGCGAGATATTTCTCAAGATCAGCTGTAAGATCTTTATCTCTCTGCCACGCTTCTTTTAATTGTTGTTCTTCCTTCATGGTTGGATTAATAAGTGAAGCAATGTTATGAGAGTAACTTTGATTGATGTTTGCTTGAGTTTCACTGAATTCTTTACGATTAAGTGCATGGATCATTCCAAATAAAGTCGTTGCTTCTAGCAAATTAATGCTTGTTCCAATAATTGACGCATAATTTGAACAGCTCAAAACTCGGAAAGATTTTTGAGATGCTAAATCTTTTGAAAAATCAATTCTCTCTTCAAGTTGGAGAAGAAGAGATATACGACGTTTAACTGCGTTGGGATCAAATACTTTGTCTGAAGCAAGATCTTTGTCATTTGTACAAATCACAACCGTATCTGGATTGGCTACAGCTCCTTTTATTTCTTTTCCTGTAATATTTGCAGAATTTATTGGATATGGAGCGGTAGTAATGAGATTAATAAGAACGTTAGCTTCATTAGCTTCACGATCTTGGCCAAAATCATCAAAAAGTATGTTTTTAGCAGTCGATAGATTCGGAGTATATTCGCTAGAAGTATTCCATTTATAGGTAGCTGACTGAACCGCTTCAACATCTGGAAGTTGTAACGCTTGTGAAAGGATAACAGGCCAAACGGTAGATTTTCCCATTCCTGGTTTAGAGTAAAGTCCTAAAACGGTGGGTTCGAATTTACGAGGGGTTGGCAAAGGCATTTCGTTCATACCAGATTCATATGACCTTAACAAGGCGATGAATGGAGGACCATATCTCTCTTGTTTCGTCGCATATTCTTCTGCCTGTAATTTACGCCTAAAAAACGTATCTCTTAATTCTTCGACTGATACTTCATTTGCTTTGCAAATTTGAGACCCGTACGTAACACGACATCGATAGGCTAAATAAGTTGTGTGTAGATGATGTAACGGAGAATTATCAGTTTTAATCTCTCTCTGTATCCACACTTTATCATCCTTTACAGTTCCCATAAACCAATCAATTATAGCGTGAGCTATCTTATTAACAGTTTCCCCTAAACGTGTAATACCATTAAGGAAGGAAATGGTTGGAAGAAATTCCTTTGCAAAAACAGTAAACATTTTGATTCCAAGAGAAAATTTTTTTGGAATGATTTCACAAAAACCTGTTAGGAAAGTTTTAAGGGTATCAGCACCAAATTGTTCTGTATCATTAAAACAATGAGTAAAGCCCACTTCATCAATTGACGGGGGAGGTTTAACCGATGCTTCGCTTTGCGTTAGATGTCCGTAATACATTGTAGTTAAAACACCAAAATGTTGTCTTTTCTTAATTTCGATCTGTGTTAATTTCTTAAATTTATTTCGCGATATTTCTTCGGCGCATTTAATGGAATCAAGCAAGCGTGCAGCTTTTAAAAAGATAACAGCGTTGAAA